CTTTTAGCCCTGATCGATGACGGTGGAATGTCCCTGGACTTTGACAGGACCGCGTCCGACGAAGAGATCTGGGAGTGTATTGAGCTAATCGAGAAGATCTATCAAATGGTTGGACTCAGAATCTCGTGGGATAAAACGTTCGTGTCTGACAGGCTTTTCCAGTATCTGAACGAGATCTACTATCGTGGATTCAAAGTCACTCCTGGTCTGAAAGCGTTCTTGAGAGTGGGCAAGCTCAATGATGTGCCGGCGAGAACGATCTGCGATGATATTGATGCCATTTCCGGAGAGATTCAAGGTGCGATTAAAGCGGGTACGTCATATAGGATGGTCTTTGCAGCGTATGCCATGGAGATGTTTAAGTTGATGAAGAGGTGGACTGGTTTTAAGTGCAAGTTAGGAGACGCGCAAATCTTATGTTCTTTGTTTCCGGTCGCAATGGGTGGTATTGGAATGAAAAGCCTGATACAGTTAGCAACCAACGAGTCAATCAATCCGTTAACCGCAGGGCTTGGAAACTTGAAAGCGTTCTGTATGTATTACCCGCAGAATGCAAAGTTAGTGAATTCGATGTTGAACGCGAAGATGAGATCGCAAACGTCTGAAGCTTTTCTCAGGGCACCTCAGTCTATCAGGCAGCAGGGCATGACTTTGAACTTGCAGAGATTCGCAATCAGGATGAAGGAGTGGATAGTAGGCAACGCCAGGAACCCGTACGTAACATCTGTTCTGGCCGCTGTCGACTCTATGAGCTCCAAAGTCATGATCGAAAGGATTGCAAGCATGAAGTCAATCAGTGCTGTCGGTCTGAAGACGTTAGCGGACATGCAACCAGACGAAGCGTTGAACTTGTTGGTTTCCAAGTTGCAGAGATCGAATACAGCGGCAGAATTGTTGGGTCATAGAGACTGCATTAGGATCTCATTGGCGAACAGGTATCAGGCAGAGCAGGTGGTTAGGAACTTTGGACAGTCATTACGGCTAGAGAAACTCTCATACATTCATTAGTTCTGTTAACAGGATAAGTTACTTACCTAGTTGCCTCTATAGTCCGTGCAGCGGGGCGATCTATACAACTAGAGAGACCTTGAGTCTTCATCAGTTTACGGGAAATTTCAAGAGGATTATCATTATATATTACACTATGTAAAGAAAAAGGACCATGTAAAATAAATTTAGTGCCTAATTAACGAATACTTAATACTTTCAGTGCATTCTATGGCTTACTTCTCCACTTGGATGCATGTTTGCTTG